GGTGAGGTTGTATTTAGATATAAATTTAAAAAAGATACATATTTTGCAGGAATGAAAAGATATGTAGACGGAGACAGAGTAGGTCAATTAATAATAATTCCAATACCACAAATAGAACTCGAAGAAGTATCAGAATTAACAGATACAGATAGAGGTGTAGGTGGTTTTGGATCAACAGGAAATTAATATGTTTGGAGCACAAGAAAATACATTATGGGTCGAAAAGTTTAGACCTGGAACATTAGATGGATATGTTGGAAATGAACATATCATAGATAAAGTTAAATTATATTTAGAATCTGGCGATGTGCCTCATCTATTATTTTATGGTCAGGCAGGTACAGGTAAAACTACATTAGCAAAAATTATTGCAAATAATGTAGATGCAGACTTAATGTACATTAATGCATCTGATGAAAACTCGGTAGACGCAGTAAGAGATAAAATAAAAAGATATGCATCTACAGTAGGCTTCAAGAGATGGAAAATTGTTATATTAGATGAAGCTGATTATTTAACACCGAATGCACAGGCAGCATTAAGAAACTTAATGGAGACATATAGTAAAACTACTAGATTTATATTAACATGTAATTATGTTGAAAAGATTATAGATCCAATACAAAGTAGATGTCAAACATTTGGAATAACACCTCCAGGTAAGCCTGACGTTGCTAAAAGATTAGTTAATGTGTTAAATGAAAAAGAAGTTGAATACGATATCAAAGATGTTGCAGCAATTATTAATTCTTCATATCCTGATATTCGTAGAGCAATTAATAGTGCACAAAGTCATGTAGTTAAAGGCAAATTAGTATTAGACAAAAATAGTGTTGTTCAAGCTAATTACATGACAGAATTACTAAATATATTAAAAAATATTAAAGATAAAAAAGAATCTTTTAAACAAATAAGACAAATTATTGCAGACAGTAAAGTAAAAGACTTTACACCATTATATACATTTCTATATGATAATTTAGACGAATTTGCTACAGGAACTATAGCATCATGTATATTAATTATAGCAGAAGCTCAATACACTGATTCTCATGTAGTTGATAAAGAAATTAATATAATGTCAATGTTTGTTAAACTAATGAATGAATTATAATGAATACACAACCAAATATCAAAGCATCTGATCTAAAACCAATGACTTGCACTGAATGTGGAGGAATGTATTTTAGGCAAGTAATGGCAATTAATAAGGTATCTAGATTTTTAACAGGACAAGACAAAGACACAGTTTATCCAGTTCCTGTATTTAGATGTGATGATTGCGGCTTTGTTCCAGAAGAATTTCAACCGGAGGTAGCATAATGGGAGCTCCGTATATAAAAGGCCCTGTTGTTTTAGTATTTAAAACTTCTAATAGATCAAATGCTAAAACTAAAATAAAAGTATATAAGAACAAAAATGTAGATCATGTTAATGAAAAGAAATTGCCTGGAGTTCCAGAAAAGGCTGTTTTTTTAGAATTAGCAGTTGGAGATCATTTTGTAGAAAAATATAAACAGAAATATAACTTATGACAAAGAAACCTGCAACTATTTTCGACTTTATCAATGGTATGACTCATGAAAAGAAAGAATGGTCTAAATATACAGAAACAGATCATAAAAAATTCTCTCCTTTCATAGTTAATAGATGGTTATCAATGAGAATGGAACTAATTGAAATAATCAATCAGTTACAGAAGTATACAATCGGGTTATTAACACCTAGAGATACTTATCGTCTCTATCACGGCCTTCTACCTGCCCAGAGAACCTTTGCTAAGTACATAAAAGGAAAAAAGGAAGATAAGTACGACAAACAGTTAGTTTCACAAATTGCAGACCACTATCTAGTAAGTCAAGCAGAAGCCATTGATTATATCGATCTAATGCCAAAAGATAGTTGCAGCTCTTTGTTATCAATGTATGGATATACACAAAAAGAGATAAAAACAATGTTGAAAGGAAAAAAATGAAAATTCTTATAACAGGTGGAGCAGGATTTATAGGAACTAATTTAGCTAAACGTCTTTTAAAAGAAGGACATACAGTACAAGTACTTGATGATTATTCAACTGGATATTGTGAAGAAAATCATATTGAAACGGTACATTATATTAAAAATGATATAAATAATATATCAGGAAAGTATGATATTATTTTTCATCTAGCAGCACTTTCTAGAATACAGCCTTCATTTGATAATCCAGACGAAACATTTAGAGTAAATGTATTAGGTACACAAAAAGTTTTAGAGCTTGCACGTAAAACAAATGCCAAGGTAGTATATGCAGGATCATCTTCAAAATGGCACGATCCACATCAATCACCATATGCAACTACAAAATGGTTAGGAGAAGAAATGTGTAAGATGTATCGAAGAACTTACAAAATGAATGTTGAAATAGCTAGATTTTATAATGTATACGGCCCACATGAAATAGTAGGACCTAAAGGTGGCTGGGCTGCTCTTATAGGAATATGGAGACATCAATCATTACATAATGAACCTTTAACAATTGTTGGAGATGGAAAACAAAGAAGAGACTTTACTCATGTAGAAGATATAGTAGATGGATTATATAAAATTGCCATCAATGATATTAAACATGAAGATGCTTGGGAGTTAGGAACAGGCATGAATTATTCAGTATTAGAAGTAGCTGATATGTTCAAAAGAAAATATAATGTGCAAACCATACATGTTCCAGACGAACCAGGCAATTATAGAAAAACATTACGTGAAAATGACGATACTTTACAAAAATTAAATTGGTTACCAACTGATAGACTACGAGAATATATTAATTCATTATAAAGGATAAAAATGTTTAATTCAACAAATACAGAATCAATAAATACACAATATCATTATGTAGGAAAATCAAGCTTATATAAATTTGCGGAAGAATGGGATTTGAATTCATATGAATTTGATATTATTAAACGTGTAGTTAGATGTCGCAAAAAAGGATCTTTTAAAGAAGATTTGCAAAAATCAAAAGATTTAATAGACATTTATTTAACAGAACATTTGGATGAATCCAAATAATTACTTATATTATAAATAAAAAGAAGAAAACGATTATGGCAAATAATGTATATACAGTTATGACAATAGAAAGTACTAAAGAATCTATTGAAAAATTAACAAACTTATTTTATGATGAAGAAATAGAATCAGCTGATTGGATGCAAAAAACCTCATTATTAGCTAATAAAATATATAGACTAATATATCCTAATTTTCCAGAAGATCCTACTAGAGATTGGATGACTGAAAATTTAGGAGCAAAATGGTGTTTTGTACATGATTGGCACTATGGAGAAGATTATATAGATTTTACATTTGATTCAGCATGGTATTGTCCAGAAGAATTATTTCATCAATTAGCAGAGTTTGTTTCAAATACTATTAAAGACGGATTTTCTATGGAATTACGAAGTGAAGACGAAGCATATTTACATGTTAGCGGAGGATTTGCATCACATGTAGGATCAGAAGTTATTGTTGAAGATGAGTTTGAAAAACAATATCCAGATTCAGAAGACGAAAAGTATAAAGATAAAGACGACTTATATGATGAAGATCTTAATATATTTTATGATTATATATCCGATTTAAAAGACACTTTGATTGAAGAATGTAGAAATACTCTCAAAGAATCATTAGAAGAAGAATCATTAGAAGAAGAATCAACTGAAGCTTCATCATGAAGTCAGGATATATAAATCCTATATACAAGTTATCATTGAATGACATATCAAAAGCTCCGGCAAAGATATCTTATTCACAATGGTCAATGTTTGAGAAATGTCCTAAACAATGGAAACTTTCATATATTGATAAATTAGCTCCATTTACTCATAGTATAGCAACTTGCTTTGGAACAGCATTTCATGAGACATTACAGGAGTATTTAACTGTAATGTACACTGACTCTGTTAAAGCAGCAAATAATTTAGATTTGCGTGATATGTTGTTAACATGCATGAAGATGGAATATAAAAAAGGTGTTCAAGCAAATAATGGAGAACATTTTTCTACTCCACATGAATTAGCAGAACATTTAGAAGATGGAATGGCTATTCTGGAATGGTTTAAAAAAAGAAGAGCACAATATTTTTCAACAAAAAATCAAGAGCTAGTTGGAATAGAAATCGAATTAGCAGTTCCAGCATCTGATAGTAATAAAAATGTTTTCTGGTATGGATTTATTGATGTAGTAGTAAGAGATACTGTATTAAATAAAATTAAGGTAATTGATATAAAGACATCTACTAGGGGATGGAATAAATATCAAAAATCAGACAAATTAAAAGCAGCTCAATTGGTTGCATATAAAAAATTCTTTGCTGATCAATTTGGTACACCTATAGATAATATTGATATTGAATTCTTTATAGTTAAAAGAAAACTATTAGAAGAGTCAATGTTTCCTCAAAAAAGGATACAACTATTAAATCCAGCATCTGGCTCAGTAACAAGAAAAAAAGTACAGCGAAGTATTGATTCTTTCATAGAACACTGTTTTGATGAAAATGGTAAAAAAAGAATAGATCAAATATACATGGCGTTAGCTGGTAGAGGAGCAAAGAATTGTAAATGGTGTCCATTTAAAACAGATTATGAAAATTGTCCTAAAGAAAATAGGATTCGTGAATAATTTTTATTATAATAAAAAGAAAGGAAGAATATGAATGGATTAATATTAGATGCATTATATGCAAAATATCATGCACAAAAAACAGAAGCAGTGGCAAAGTTAGACGTTTATATGAATAACGCTGTTGGTATAGGAGAGCACCCAGATATAGTCGATGAAATTGATAAATTTATAGAAAAATTTTCAGAAGCACAAGGTAAATTAGATGCGCTAAAAATGATGTTATCACATACAGCTAAACATCCAGATAAGATGATGGATATTCATGTAGATAAATCAAAACAATTGCTTAAAGATTAATATGAAAATTGCAATTATTGGAAATAAAGAGTGGCAGAATAAAAGAAAAGTTCAGGAGATATTAAATAAACTTAGATCTGATTATGAAA